GGTTCAAGTCCTACCTGCTCTACTATGTCTCCATGGTCTAGTGGCCTAGGACTCCACCCTTTCACGGTGGCAACACGGGTTCGAATCCCGTTGGAGATACTAAAAGTATGGTATTATATATAAATGGAAAAAATATATTTAGATAAAGGCGATGGCGTTTGGTTTATAGAAGATTTTTTAACTAAAGAAGAACTAAATATATTAAAAAAATATTGGGATGCTCCAGGTGCCTGGTACAAAACTATGAGATCTCCATACAAAAACATATTAAACAGATGGCCAATGCATATACCAGAGTATGAGCCAGACGGGACACTTTCAATTCCCACTGAAAATAGCGTAAGAGTTCAAGAAGTTTGGGATATTTTTTCTAAAGAAGACGGCATTTGGAAAAGATTAGAATCTGTTCTCCCAGAAGGCTATGGACCCAATAGCGGAATTCAAACCTTTAAGTATTGCACTGATGAAGAAATAGAAAGAGATAGAGACGAAAGTATGTCTCTTGGTGATGCAGAAATGCATGCTATTAGATCTAACCCAGAAGATGCTAAGGACATTGACTATGCGATGGATTGGCACTGGGAAGACACTGGTAAAAATAAAAACAGAACAGCCTCACACTCTATTTATCTTAATGATGATTTTGAAGGTGGAGAGATAGAGTTTAAAAGTGGTCATGCTATCAAGCCAAAGGCTGGCATGCTAATAAATATACCAGTAGGAAAAGAGTTTGAGCATAGAGTTAAGAAAGTTTTAGGCCCTAATGATAGGCACACGCTATATGGCCAATGCTGGTCAACACCAGAAATTCCATTAAGCACAAAGGACGACTGCTGACAAAATGCTTAAAATAAAAACTATGGTATCATATTGTTATGAATAAAATATATTTGGACGAGGCCAAAAAAATTTGGGTTATTGAAGATTTTTTAACAACAGAAGAGTTGGCATGGTTTAAAGTACAAACCGATGACCCAAATGGATGGTACCCAACAATGAGGTCTCCATACAAAAATATATTGAACAAATTTTTAGACATAGTTCCTTCTTATCATGATGATGGAAATATAAAATTTCCTGATAAGGACTCAGTAGTAGTCAGCCTTCCACTTTTTTCTGATCCAGGGGGGATTTGGGATAGGCTTGATTCTGTTTTACCTCCAGGATATAAAAGACATGCAACACTACAAACATTTAAATATTTAACAGAGGAAGAAATTCAAGAACGCTTAGATTTAGAATGGTTTACAGAATCAAAAGTTGATACAACAAATATAGACTTTGCGATGTATTGGCATCAGGATCCTGGTGCTGAAGCAAACATTCAGGGTTCATTTAGCCTATACCTTAACGACGACTTTGATGGTGGAGAGTTAGAGTTTGGAAACCTTCCAATAACAATTAAGCCAAAGGCTGGCATGCTTGCTCATATTGCAGACGGAGACCTATACAAACACAGAGTAAAAAGAGTTTTAGGTCCTAACTCAAGACACACACTTTACGGAAACTCGTTTATAGATGTTGAAAAGGCACCAGTTAGCACCGCAGAAGACTGCTAAAATGGGTGTTATAATATTATCATAACCTTTAGGAGGTCTTAAATGAAATCAATATATGACATAGAATTACCATCTGCAGAAAAAGAACCACACTTTTTGCAGCAATTCAAGGGCAAGGCAGTGCTATTAATCAATACGACTGTTGGTTGTGGTAACGCTGGACAAATGGAGTCTATTGAATGGATTCAAGAAGACCTGGCTGGAGAAGACTTTACCGTTGTAGCAATTCCTACTAATGATTTTTGTGGACCAAGCATTACAAAAGGAAAGTGGTCACAAGGCATTACTTGTGGTATGGATTCTAAGTTATACGGAGAAGATGTTTATGGTGTTACATTCCCATTCTCAGAAATGATCACATCTAATCCCGCAGATATTCCATTAGAAGCACCATGGCTTGGCAAAGGTCCAGGACTTAACGGAAATGGTCAACCATTTGGAGAAAGACACGAACTTTATTTAGAAGTTTCAAGACAAGTTTTAGCAATTATGGAAAAGAAAAAAGAACTTGGTATTGTTGAAAAAACAGATTACGAATCACGCTACTTAAACGAACATGATGGTGGAGTTATGATGAATGCTAACTTTGAAAAATATTTAATTGACAAAGATGGTTATGTAGTTAAGCATTATCCTGCTACAACATTAAACTGGGATGTAGAGCGCACACTAAAAGAAGACCTTATTGCAAAGGGACAAGATCCTAAAATGGGTCCTGATAGATCTGAGTACATATTCAACGAAGAAAACGCAGTTATTCGTGATCATATCGAAAGATTGATGGCTGGAGAAAAATCAATTGTAAACCCAGCATATGTTCATTCTGTTGATCAAGAACTAATTGCTGTTTAATATATTAAAATATAATATTTCTCCTTTATGGTATAATTAAACTATAGACCTTAAAGGAGAAATTTTTATGAGCATATATGATTTATCACTTACTGATAACTTTGGAAATGAAATAAAACTAAATAATTTTAAAGGAAAAAATATATTAATAGTAAATACCGCAAGCCATTGTGGCTATACTACACAGTATGCGGATTTGCAAAAAATACAAAATGAAAATACAGTTGTAATTGGGTTTCCATGTAATCAATTTGGCAATCAAGAGCCAGGTACAGATCAAGAAATTAAAGATTTCTGTACAACAAATTATGGTGTAACCTTTACAATTTCTAAAAAGGTAGATGTAAATGGACCAAATGCCCATCCAATATATAAGTACTGCAAAGAAGTTACTGGTAGAGCAGACATTGGCTGGAATTTTGAAAAATTTTTAATATCTACAGATGGATCTATTACCCATTATCCTAGTTCTTATCAGGTATCAGAATTGTAAAATAAAAAAAATGGATCCCATACTTATAGAAGATGAACTTTTAAAAAATTATTTAGAAACTTGCTTATTTGATAGAACCTTGTCACAATTATCTACAGTTGCAGAAATTGATCGTGGTGCAGGACAGACAAATCCGATTGATACTGTAGATGTGGTATATTATGATATAAATAATCATGGGTATAGGTCGGATCAGTTTGACAAAGATAACGAAGTTTTAGTATTAGGATGCTCTCAAACATTTGGAACTGGAATTCCAAATAATTTCACATGGCCTGATCTTGTTTGCAAATATTTAAATAAAAAATATTCTAGATTGGCAATTATGGGTGATAGCGCTGGGGGGCAGGTATATAAAGCATTTAAATATTTTGAAGAAATAGGAAATCCTAAAATAATTCTAGCACTACTTCCTTTGTATAGGATGGAATATGTTTTAACTCCAGGAAAATTTGAATTTAGTACAGGAAATTCTTTAGAAACCAAAAAAGATGAAGCGCCTCGCATATCTGTATCATATTTTTATGAACCTGGTTTATTAAAATTTTCTAAAGCGCCACACGATCCGTCTCGTGTAATTCCTAAAAATTTTGTTTTGTTTTATAATTTTATGTTTGTAAAATTTTTAGAACAATATTGCGAGTCTAATAATATAAAACTAATTTGGAGTTTTTATGAAGACGATGAGGGTATTAACTCTCATATAAAACAAAACTCAAAAAATGTATTAAAAAATTATATAAATACATCAAATGTATTGGGAGAATTTCAATATTTAAACAATGTATTTAGTAAAAACAAATATAGTTCTGAAACTAATCTTTTAATGGAGAATAAACACAAAGAATGTCATAAAGATTTTAAAGATAATGTTCTCTATAACTGGGCTGCGGATTATGATGGCAAAAAAAAATTGGGACATTGGGGCATTCATGTACATCAGCACATAGCAGAAAAATTTGTTGAAAGGTATGAACAAATAAAAAATGATTAATGAAATTAAATGGATGTATTATAAAATAGTTCTATTTTTTAAAAATAGAAAAAGAAAAAAGAAAAACTTTATTTACTAATGATAATATTGGGAATAAATGAAACTTCTCACGACGCATCTGTGTCATTAATTGAAGATGGAGAGATACTTTTTGCAGGGCATGCTGAAAGATATAGCAAGCAAAAAAATGACTGGTATGTGAATGATAGTTTAATAAAAGATGCCTTACAATATGGTAGACCAGATCACATTGCCTACTATGAAAAGCCATTCCTAAAGGCCTCCAGGCTGGCTTTAAGGGGTGGATCTGGGGAATGGAAGCCAAGGTTTAGCATAGATAGTATTCCAAGAAAATCTTTTAGCCACCACTATTCCCATGCAGCAGCAGGCTACTATACAAGCGCCTTTAGTAGTGCTGCAATCGTAGTGCTTGATGCAATTGGTGAATACAACACATCTACAATATGGGTTGGTGAAGGAGATAAGATTAAACTAAAGTATAAGCAAAACTATCCTGTTAGTTTTGGATTATTTTATTCTGCATTTACAAAGTTGATTGGGCTAATGCCAAATCAAGAAGAATATATTATGATGGGCATGGCTGCTTATGGAAATTGGAAAAGATATTATAAAGAAGTAGATGAGTATTTTCCAAAATATGATCAACAAAAATATAACTTTCATAAAGGAATTAATGACTGGTGCATGACTATTACAGAACAAGATAGGTTTGATATTGCTGCAGCGGTACAAGTAGTATATCAACAAAGACTTAATGACTTTATGCATATGGCATACTCTATTACTGGTAAAAAGAATTTGGTATTTATGGGTGGTTGTGCCCTTAACTCTTCAGCAAATACATTGCTGTGGAATATTTTTGATATGATTTGGATCATGCCAAACCCAGGAGATGCTGGTAGTTCTTTGGGTGCAGCAGCAGCCCTATACGGAAAGCACCTTGAATGGAAGACTCCTTATCTTGGCTATAATCTTGGAGGCAAGTATCCTGTTCAGCAAATTGTGGACGGTATATTAAAAGATGGAATCGTAGCAGTAGCAACAGGTAGAGCCGAGTACGGTCCACGAGCACTGGGAAATAGAAGCATACTTGCAGATCCAAGAGATCCAAACATTAAAGATAAAGTCAATCTAATTAAACAAAGAGAGTTGTTTCGTCCATTTGCTCCAGTAGTTATGGAAGAGTGTGCATCTAAATGGTTTGATATGGACTTTGCAAGCCCTTATATGCAATATACCGTCAAGTGTCTACAACCAGAAAAGATCCCATCTGTAGTTCATGCAGATGGAACTTCAAGGGTTCAGACTGTAAATAAAGATCAACACCGTGGCCTATGGAGAGCAATCAATAAATTTTACCTTGAAACTGGTGTTCCCGTCCTTTTAAACACAAGTCTTAACATTAAGGGACAGCCATTGCTAAATGACGAGGCTGATATTGTTAAATGGGAAAAAGAATACAACTTCACAATCTGTAGGTAGGGTGATATAATAGTATCAAGGGTGTGGTTAGCCTATATTTGTCGGGAAACTTTTATAGCCTATGTTGCAACACCACACCCTCCTAAATTTTACTCTGATATAATTGATTTATGGATCTAGAAAAAGAAATAAAAGATATTCTTTTTGAAATAGGAAAAGACATCAAGATTCATAAATTAATAGATGGTAACTTAATTGTTGAAATGGATTATGAAAAATACACTGCTGAATTAATAGCCTTATTTAATAAAACTAATTAGCCCTTATCCTTCTTGTACTCTCCATATTTACCAAGGACTGCTTTAACTGTCCCGTCTTTTCTTAAACGAACAATCATTCCGTCTTTAATCTGAACAGGATTAAATGGATGCTTTGTCCTAAACTTCCCAGATGCTTTTCTGTTTCCCATTATATCGTGTGTGTTTCTCTTTGTACCTTGGTATGATCTTTACCAAATTCGGCAAACAATGCTTTATCTTTTTCACGATTAACAATTCCTCTTGACCAAGAGAATCCTGCATCTCCACCCCATGCAAGCCACATAATATATCCGTTAGATGGGTTTGCTGAGTTGCCCCAGTCCTTACCCTTCTTGTCTACTTCATGGCGTGAGAAGTACGAGAACATTCTCTTAACAGTACTGAGAGAGATAGTTTCTCCTCTTGCTAACTGCCCTGCACGAGTCCAACCAACTGCAGTTCCAGCACCATTTGCTTTTCCATCTTCCTTAAACTTAATTGCTCTACGAGCAGCAGATCTTGCTCCTGCTGGTGGTGAGTATCCGTCCGCTTTTGAAACTGAATCTGTTTCGTATTCAACTGTATCATCATCTTCAAATAGATCATCTGCTTTTGCAGCAGGTACACAATTAGGAACTGGCTTACCATTGTCTCCTGGCTTCATTCCTCTTTGAACATATCCATCCCAACAAGGTGCTTGCTTACTTACATTACCACAGCAATCTGATTTCATTTCTCCAGCCTGACACTGAGGACATTCTTCGCATGTAACATTTAGTTCTTTACACATTGGACAGCCACAGCCTTCGTATTCTTTTTTAATCTTTTCTTCTTCTTTATACGACTTGCCCATCTGCGAATCGTACATTGCCATAGCAACCTCTGAATCCATTGAGTGATTATCCATATCTGCTTTTTCAGCATCCTTGTACATCATGCCAATACTGTATGCTGTTGGCTTCCATGTACCGTTTTCTTCTTTGTGTATTCTAACTGACATTGCTGGGTTTTCTGGTGGCATTGAAACCAAAGCATATTCTGATCCAGGAGTACCAAGTATTCCACCCTCAGTCATAATGTGCTCTATAACGCCATGAATAACCCCCTCAGAGGTTGATCCCATAACAAAGTCGCCTTCTTTTAACATCTAACTATTATATCACTTTGTAAGACCTAAAAACCTATTATGAGTCCTTATCCTGTGGCAGTTGGCACAAACTACCTCGCACTTTTCTATCTCTTTTTTAATGGCCTTCCAGGACATCCCGTCGTGGACCATCCTTGAAACATTGTATTTTTTATTTCCTAGGTGATCAAAATCTAAGACTATAGGGTTCTTATTCCCACAATCAGCACAACCAGCAGCCTCTTTTATCTCTGTAAGTCTCTGCTTAAACTGTTTCTTATTGTAAGCGGACAACTCTTTGTCTGTCATAGATATACCCATTATATAGCCTTTTAAGGGCATTAGAAGCCCCATACAGGCAATTCAGGCACGAAGGCCACGGTATATATCAATGGGTAACTAAGCCATCTCTAAGGTCCTGTATGGGGACAACTATATTGTAACATAATAATGGAGCAGTTTAGTAGACTTGCTCAGGTCCCCCAGGTAATTACCCTGGTCCTCCGTACTCAGCAATAAGGTTGCTATAAGCAACTGCATGTATCATGACGGAATACTGTCTATTATACTACTTAATTTTAATAGACTTAGGTTTCTTTTCTTCTGGAACTACCCTGATGACATTTACATTTAGCATGCCATCTTTTAGTTCTGCCGAGGTCACTTCCATATACTCACCAAGAGCAAAAGATCTTACGAACTTTCGTCCTGCTATACCCTTATGGACTACCTCTGCATCTATTACATCTACAATCTCTCCCTTAATAATAAGAGTTCCATTGTCTACTGAGACATCAATATCTCCCTTGGAAAAACCAGCAACCGCAAGAGATATCCTATATGTATCTTCATCTAGTTTGATAAGATCATAAGGTGGATATGACTGTGAGTTTGTTTTGTATGCATTGTTTAGGCGATTCAACTCTCTGTTGAAGCCAATAAAAAAAGGATCATTAAATAGATCCAGTGTTGACCATGTTTGTTTCATTTTATTCCCCTTTCAAGCGAATAAGTTAAATTACCCCCCATATGGGCAGGCATAATATTATAGCATAAGAAAAGACGGCTGTCAAATAACAACCGTCAAATCTTATTTGTATTTTTGATTACAATACGTTATGGCTTGTTCCGCCTCCGCCACTCTTGCGAGTTGACTTCTTTGCTGGAGCCTTCTTGGCAGTCTTCTTAACTACCTTTGCATTCTTAACTGCAACATCTACGTCTTTTACTGATGGCATTCTACCGAACGCTGGATCAGATGGATTTGCTGCTCTCAATACTACGGGCACAAGTGCTCCAAGTAGTGAGTATGCTAGTGTCTGTGGATCAGTTACACCAGAGGCATACATTGCTGTTGCTGCTCCAAGTACTGATCGTCCGTATGACGCTAGTGCATTTTTAATTTGTTCATTCATTTTATTCCTCCTAGGATATGAACTTCGATATGGCTGTCCAAACTGGTTGAGCAAGCCATAATCCAATTATACCAGCAACTCCAGCAAAAACTGGGGGAGCAGGGATTGGAATCTTAATTGGGGATATTGCGCTTATTGATAGGATAATTATGCCTAAAGTAAGCCCTACTGATAGTGATAGTAATATTTCTTTCATTTATTCCCTCGATTTTTGTAGTTGTGTGTAATGATTTAAACAGATATCTAAAATTTTTGTTTCAGTGCTAAATAATTTTTCTCCATCAACATCGCAGCCAATAACGCTGCAGGTTCCTAATGGTTCAAAAGAAAGTTGGTCGTATGACTTAAATTCTATCATTGTTTAGAATCCAAATACTGTTTGATAAATGGAATAATAATATTCCTTTCTTGCCTTGGCACAGCATTTATTAATAAATGGTTTATGCCATCTTGCTCAAGAGTATTAACAAACTCATCAAAACTTTCATGAGTAAAGTATTCGGTGTCATCTATTACTTTTGGAACTTCTCCTTTTCTCCACACTGGCCTTAAGGAGTAGTTGTGCAATGATTTAAGTTCTTCTTCAGTTTTTCTAATAATAGGTGTCATGGTTATCATTACTTCAGTGTCTTTGATATCGATAGGAATTTTTAATGAAGGATCTTTATGAACATCTGACCAAAACCCTCTTTTATATATGTGGTATGGAAGTATGATTTTGTTATTATACTTTTTTACTGCTTCTAATACATAACTATTTGTTGTAGAAATAAAAATATCTAGGCTATTTTTTAATGGTTCATTTTCTGCGTTAGTAGAATGATCTATACTTTTTATCATTTTGCCAAGAGACTCAATAAAATCAACAGTATATTTTGATCTTTCTAGAGGAGTAGACAAATCATTTACGTTTCCAACTATTCCACCAATAGACTGTTCATGATCTTTGATGTATCCTGGAACAATATTTATTTGAAGCCTATTTTCCATTATTTCGCTCATTGATTGACTAATTGCATTAAGATATTGTGGAGAAATAGTGTGTGGCCTGATTGCAATAAGATATTTTATTTTTTTGTTTAGTTTCATTTCTCTTGCAACCCTTATAAACATGTCCCCTTGTGTTGGATCATAAGTATACATCACGCCAGAAAAATTGCTTTTTTCTAGATTGTGTGCTGACTCAGGACTTTCTTCTTGAAACACACCACCAAAATAATAAAATTTCATTATACTATTTTATCATAATCTTCTGGCAGTAAGTTTTTTAATTTTTTAAATTCTGAAGATATTTTTTTTAATGCGAAGTCATGTGGAGCAACCATACCATCTACTGCTGCACCATATCTATCATAGTATTCAACCTGGGGACCAACCTCATTAATAAATGACTTAAGGCCAGCCTGAACTTCTTCTATGTATTGATATGCCCAATCACGAGAATCTGAAACAAATTTTAAAAAATCTTCATTAGATTTTTCTTTATCTGTTTTGTTGGCTTCGTGTTCTTGTTGTTGATGCAGCAATAGTTTTAGTGTATTGGCAAGAATAGCCTTGTTATTTTTTATTTGTTTTAAATAAAGATATAAAAACAAAGAAGTAAGAATAGACAGAATAAAAATTAAAACTAATTCAATCATACTTCTTTACCACCCTCTCTAACTAAAAGGACTATTGCCCCATTATCTTCTAAAGCCTTTTTAACACGAATCATATATTCTACAGCCTGTCTTTTAAGATCGACTGTTTCTAAAGACATGAAAACTTTTTCTTTTGCTTTGACTGTAATAAAACTGTCGTTATCTATTACTTCCAAAGAAAATCCTTTTGGACAGTCCAAAGACCTAAAGGCTCTTCTCATCTGATCTGTATACATATTACTCCATTGTTAGGGATTGCCATGTGGTTCCCCAGTCAGTCTTTGTCTTGTGGCTAGAAAATTCTTTTGATATTTCTCCATTTTCTAAATATACCCCGCCCCAAACTCCCCATTCTTTTCCTGAAATACCAACAGAAAAACATTCTTTTCTTACAGGACATG